ACCTATGGTATGTTTGCCGCCAGATATCCAGGTCAAATAGATAATTCACTCAGAGTTTCTATCTGGGCCGGGCAAAACACAGTAGCTTATTCAAGTTGGGCATATTCTGATCAATTCGATTCTATAACAGGAACATCTGCCTATGTAGAAAACGTGGCTGGTGCTAATGACGAAATGCATATTATTGTCATCGATAGGCAAGGAAGATTTACAGGTGTTGCAAACACCGTACTAGAAAAATTTGCATATGCTTCTAAAGCTTCAGATGCAAGAAACGATGACGGCTCTTCAAACTACTATGTCAATGTCATTAATGAAAAATCTAAGTATATCTATATTATGAATCATGCAATGTCTTCAAACGGAACATCAGAAACAACACGTTGGGGAAATACAGCCGCAGCCACATCATTTACTCAAAATAGTAATGAATACACCTATAACCTTGCAAATGGTATTTTTGCCATGGCAACAGATGGTGATCTAGAACTCGGTTATGATAGGTTTGTCAATCCAGAAGAAGTTGACGTTTCACTGGTTATCACTGGTGCACACAGCAAGACCATTCAGCAGTATGTTATCGACAATATCTGTGAAGCCCGCAAAGATTGCATTGCTTTCGTTTCACCAACAATGGCCAATACAGTCAATAACGTAGGCGAAGAGACTTCTGATATCATCGATTATCGTAATAACCTTGGTCGCTCAACATCATATGCTGTTATGGATTCAACTTGGAAGTATCAGTTCGACAAGTACAACAATGTATATCGTTGGGTACCAATGAACGGCGATCTTGCTGGTCTTTGTGTTCGCACAGATTATCAGAGAGATCCATGGTTCTCACCTGCCGGCCTCAACCGCGGTCAGATCAAGAATGTTGTCAAGCTTGGCTGGAATCCAACCAAGGGCAACAGAGATGATCTATACAAGAATGGCATCAACCCAGTTGTAACTTTCCCAGGTGAAGGAACAGTTCTATTTGGTGACAAGACACTTCTGGCCAAACCATCTGCATTTGATCGCATCAACGTCCGTAGGCTCTTTATCGTTCTTGAAAAAGCCATTGCCCGAGCAGCAAGGTACTCACTATTCGAGTTTAACGATGAGTTTACTCGTTCACAGTTCGTTGCTCTGATTGAGCCATATCTTCGTGACGTACAGGGTCGTCGTGGTATCTACGACTTCCGTGTTGTTTGCGATACGACAAATAATACTCCTGAAGTTATTGATCGCAACGAGTTTGTTGGTGATATCTACATCAAGCCAGCAAGAAGCATTAACTTCATCCAACTTAACTTCATTGCTGTACGCACCGGTGTGGCCTTCGAAGAGATTGTTGGTAAGTTTTAAAATATAGCATAAATAATATAAAAAGGAGTTAAACAAATGGCTTTTAGAGTTCAAGATTTCAGAGCCCAGATGGTGACAGACGGTGCAAGGCCTAATCTGTTCCAATGCACACTAAACTTTCCAACACTTGCGGTTAATAGCACACCGGGAACTGGATTTGCTTCTGGTAATGGTGCAAGCACTAAGTTTACCTTTATGTGTAAAACTGCTCAGCTACCAGGATCTTCTGTAAATCAGGTTCCTGTGTTTTACTTTGGTCGTGAACTTAAGTTTGCTGGTAACAGAACATTCCCTGAATGGACAGTTACAGTTATTAATGACGAAGATTTCGTCATTCGCAAGGCTTTTGAGAAATGGTTGAGCGGTATTAATTCACATGCCGGCAATCTTCGTAACGCAGCCTTCGTACAGGGTGATGGTGGATATCAGCAAGACGCAACTGTTTTCCAATATGGTAAAACAGGAAGAGTTCTCAAGAAGTATAACTTTGTTGGCCTATTCCCAGTAGACATTAGCCCAATCGAACTTGATTGGGGTGCCAACGACACTATCGAAGAGTATGCTGTAACCTTTGCCTATCAGTGGTGGGAGAGCGATACAACAGACGCACTCACGAACGTCCGCCCTGTGGCCGGCTAATATATATTATTATGATTTAACGGGGAGAGTTTTTCTCCCCGTTTAACACCGGAGTAATAAATGCAAATATTCGGTTTTGAAATAGGTCGTGTAGGCAAAAAGAACCAAGATACTAATCAGCAAGACATTAATCAAAAAACATTTTCTGTACCTGAGAACACAGATGGCGCAGTAACCATCCAAACAGGTTCTTATTACGGAACTTATGTTGATTTGGATGGTATTGTTCGCAATGAAATCGAATTAATTACCCGTTATCGTGAAATGTCAATGCAGCCTGAACTTGAGTCGGCCATTGACGATATCGTTAATGAGTCTATTGTTAATGATGATGATG